AATACCAATCGAACAAGCATTGATAAATCCATTATCAACTTTTTTACCTATTTTCGCAGCAAACTTATCTTCCGTATCAAAAACAGGCTCACCTAATAACTTGCCATTTTCAACACGTAAATTTTCCCATCTCCCAATTGGTAATATCGTTCTTTCGTCATCGCTCCACGACCGCGTATGACTCCAAAGCATTACCGGATTTTTCTTAAAATCTTCCAGTTCAATCCCCGATGTTAAAACCCGAAATCCGTAGCAGTTCAAACTCTCATCACTTAATACAAACGTCTTTCCCATATCTTTAAACTTTAAATTTTTAAATCTTTAAATCTTTAAATAATTTCCCGCAAAGGTAATTCACCCCAAAATATATTTTAAAAATATGTGCAAGCCTTGCACATATATGTCATAGCCTTGCACATATTTATACAAGTAAATTTTAATATATTTTACTTTTGCAGAAAAATTGAATATGAACAAAACAAACATTTTTTCAAAAAATTTTCACTTAACAGGACTCAATTTATGTCCTTTAAGTCCTTTATGTCCACCGCAAACCTTTGCGCCTCTGCGCCTTTGCGAGACAAAAATTCAGTATAAATTTCAGTAACAATAAAAATGACAAAAAAAGAACAAAATCAAAAATCCGAACTCGCACGAATGTATTATATGTCCGGCGAATCGCAAAAAGCAATTGCAGACAAAATTAAAGTCTCAAACCAAACTATAAACAAGTGGGTTACTAACGGTGGATGGGCTGAAAAACGGGCTGCCCAAAACATCACAAGACCTGAACTCGTTAACAAACTCCTGCAAACTATTAACAAACTTATCGAACAGGTTAACGAATCAGAAGACCCAAACCTTATCGCAGGACTCGGAGACAAACTCTCAAAACTTTCGACTACAATCGATAAACTTGACAAAAAAGCCTCTGTCGTCGACGCAATCGAAGTTTTTATTGCATTCGGTAAATGGTTAAACTACAGGGCTACCTTCGACGACGAAATTACACCCGAACTCCTAAAAACTATTAACAAATACCAAGACCTCTACATATCCCACCTAATAACTAACAAATCCTAACCCAATGTCCACAAAGTCCACAATGTCCACCGATACTTTGCGTCTTTGCGTCTTTGCGAAACCAAAAATTCGTGCATTTGTGGCATTTTAATATTTAACAATTATGGAACAAAAACCACGTAACTACGAAGAATGGAAACAATGGTGCGATAACGTTCAATCTCAAACATCGCACATCCCAATCGAAAACCAACCCCAAAAAAAGGCAAGAATTAAAAACCTGATTGCAAACTACAGCGAATTTGTGAACTACTATTTTCCGCATTACGTCAAAAATGCCGATACAGGTAAAATTACTAACTGTGCTAAATTCCACATCGCAGCAGCGAATCAGGTTATAAAAAACAAAAATTTAAAAGCCGTTTTTATGTGGGCACGTGGACACGCTAAAAGTACCCATTTCGACATTTTTATTCCTTTACTTTTGAAAGCATTGAAGCAATTGAACGTTATGGTTCTTGTCGGTAAAAGCGAAACAAACGCTAACACACTGCTTTCAGACGTACAGGCTGAACTACAGTACAATCAGAGATACATAGCCGATTTTGGAGAACAGTACAACCTCGGAAGTTGGCAAGACGGCGAATTTATTACCAAAGACGGTACAGCATTTTTCGCACGTGGACGCGGACAGTCTCCACGTGGTTTGCGTTACCGTTCAAACCGTCCCGACTATATTGTTATCGACGACCTCGACGACGACGAACTCTGCGAAAACGAAGCAAGAGTCTCTAAACTCACCGACTGGGTTAAGGAAGCACTTTTCGGTACACTCGACGGGGGTAGAGGACGTTTTATTATGGTCGGAAACCTTATTTCAAAAAACAGTGTACTGGCACGAATCGCTGCTATCGAAGCAATAACTGTCAGTCAGGTAAACGCTTTCGACAAAAACGGACAACCTGCCTGGTACGAAAAATGGTCAACAGAAGAACTCAAAGAAATGGAAAAAATAATGGGATACCGCTCTTTTCAAAAAGAGATGATGAACAACCCAATTACTGAAGGGGCTGTTTTCAAAAACAACTGGATTAAATGGAAAAAACCTTTACCTCTAAACAAATACGACCGTATTATTGCATACTGTGACCCAAGTTTCAAGAGCAGCACAAAAAACGACTATAAGGCAATTAAAGTCTGGGCGCAAAAAGGTACCGAACTACACTGTCTTTTCGCATTCTGCCGACAATGTTCTGTTACCGAAATGGTGCGTTGGTTCTACGACCTCCACGAATCTTTTTCAAAATCTACTGTGCGTTCCTCTCCCCACTCCAATTTGGAGGGGGGCAGGGGGGAGGAAGTAATTTGCGACTACTACATCGAAGCAAACTTCCTCCAAGATATAATCCTCGACGAATTCACAAACGAAGGAAACATCCGAGGATACCAGTTACCCATCCGCGCCGACCACCGAAAAAAACCCGACAAATTTCAGCGTATCGAAGCGATTAGTCCTCTCTGGGAACGTGGTTTTGTTTACTACAACGCCGACCAGCAGAACAACCCAGATATGCTCGCAGCATTAGAACAAACGCTTTCATTCGAAAAAGGTACAAGAACACACGACGACGCTCCCGATGCTGACGAAGGAGCAATATACATCCTCCAAAAAAACAACCGCCAACAAACTTTCAAACCAACAATCGGTCAAAGACCTAAACCTCAAAACCTATGGTAATAACAATGAACAGTAACCAACCAACAAACTTTGCACCCACCACATCGTCCTTAAAGTCCCCATTGTCCACCGAACAACTAACAATAAACAATGAACAGTAAACAATTAACAATTAACAATGAATTATGAACTTCATAAAAAAATCAGAACTGAAATCAGCAATCTACGACTACCAGTTATCTCAGATAGTCGATGACGACAACACAATAGTCGAAATAGCAATCCGTGCCGCAATCGAAGAGGTTACTTCATATCTTGGAAGCCGCTACGATACCGAAAAAACTTTTTCAGAAACACGACGAAACCGAAACCCGTTAATACTCGAAATCACAAAAGACATTGCGCTGTGGCAAATTATACGCCTTGCAAACCCAGACGTTATTCACGAAAGAGTGAAAGACAGATACGACCGCGCAATTGAATGGTTAGACAAAGTTGCTCGTGGAATAATAACACCAACTCTGCCTAAAATACAAGACACAGCAGGAACACCAGCATCACCTTTCAAATTCGGCTCAATCGAAAAACAAACGTATGATTATTAAAATGAACAATGAATAATTAACAATAACAAAAACCCTCTCCCCCCCCTCTCCACATTGGAGAGGGGGCAGGGGGTGAGGAAAAAAATTTAAAGAAAATGGCAAAAAACAAAAATCAATCAACATTAATAGCACCATCATCGGTGTCATTAAAGTCCTCAGCGTCCACCGCTAAGACCAAAGACAAACAAAAACTATTAGTCGAAATAAAACAAACTGCCGACAACCTTACTAAAAAAGACATTTCTTCCTGGCGTAAAGCCTGGCAGTCGGCTATAATTCCAGACAATCCTAAAAGAATAGCATTATACGATGTGTACAGCGATGTAATGGCTGACCTCCACCTCACTGGATGCATCAGGCAGCGTTCTGATATGGTGCTAAACAAATCGTTCAAAATTACTGACCGAAAAGGGAACGAAAAACCCGAAGTAACCGAAATTTTCGAATGTCAGTGGTTCAAACGTTTTATGGAACTCGCATTAGATAGCATTTATTTCGGATATTCACTAATACAGTTCAACGAACCTGTCAAAGATGGAAGCCTGGTTTACTTCGACAGCATCGAACTGATACCACGTAAACACGTAATACCCGAATTTGGAGTTATTTTGAAAGACCCAGCCGACGAACCAAACAAAGGATACAACTACTTAGACGGTGACATCGCTAAATGGTGCATCGGTGTCGGAGACCGTAAAGACTTGGGACTGTTACTTAAAGTAGCACCACAAAGCATCTCAAAAAAGAATATGCTGGCTTACTGGGACGTCTTCGGTGAAATTTTTGGTATGCCTGTTAGAGTCGCTCGTACAGGAACACGAGACCCTAACGACAGAGCAAACATCGAAAAAATGATGCAACTGATGGGTGCAGCAGGATGGGCTGTCCTGCCTGAAGGTACCGAAATCGAAATCAAAGAAACAACACGCGGTGACGCATTCAACGTGTACGACAAACGTATCGAACGCTGCAACTCCGAAATATCAAAAGGAATACTCGGACAGACAATGACTACCGACCAGGGAAGTTCTTACGCTCAGTCCGAAACTCACCTCGAAATACTCAAAAACATTGTCTATCGGGATGCCGACTTCATTCGAGACCTCATAAACTGGAAACTCATACCATTTATGACCATTCACGGCTTCCCAGTAAAAGATTTACGGTTCGACTGGGACGAATCAATCGACTGGACACCAGAACAGCAACTCAAAATTGAGATGATGATTTTACAAAACTACGAAATAGACCCTAAATACTTCGCCGAAAAATACAACATCCCAGTTACAGCACCTAAAACTTTCGGCGTTCAGGGTATGGGTTACAGGCTACAGGGTATGAACGCTAACGAAAACGACATAACACGTTTTTTCGCCTAACCCCCGATAATTCGGGGGATTACCAAAACTTTCACACCGCATTAAAATCACTATACGACCTGCACCTTCCATTGT